GTATCAAAAAACGGAAAGGTAGTAGCATCCCAAGAGCTTTTAACGTCTAACAATACATCTTCCGTGTTTACGTCAGGTGTTCCTGTTATCCAATCGTTCTCAAAATACTCCTCATTCTTGTAGATAAATTTGACATCTAAGACATCATTGACTAACGAGATAGATTCGTCTTCAACTTGGATTCCTTTGTCCGTGTAACGTGAGCTAAATTCCTTACGGATGCCGTATTTATGTTCAAGAACTAACTCGTGGATGTAAGTTTTAGCAGTCTGAGACAAGAACTCTCCTTTAGAGCGAGGTGTAGCCATCAGTTTTCCGATGGCACTACACCTAATTTTGAGAGTCTTCATAAAGCGTTTAAGATATCAATTTGACCATCAGTTAATGCAAACGATGCTTCGAGCTTTTCACGAGTGTATTCTCCTTTGTGAATAGCCGTTACTGCTGCTTGAAAACGCTTTTGGTCTATTGCAGGCAACTTCTTCTCGGTTTTAACTTGTTCTCCTGATGCATCCGTGTCTTTGTCCGTTACTAAACCAAGTGCCGAACTTAAAGCGTATCTGCGGTAGTAGGTCACACCGCTACCGAATGACTGAAAATCATTCATACCTTTCAACTGAACGTAAGGAATAGCTACAAGGCTTTCGATGTGTTCGCCTGTCTCGATGTGGAATACCATCGTAGCAATGTAGTTGACATCGTCTTTTGTGTGTAAAGTCTGAGTAAATCCGAGTCCGTGTTTTTTTAGCAACGGATTGATTACTTCAAAGATTTTAGGCAGGTCAGCGTAAGAATAGCCGTAGCCCTGTGTCGCCTTGTGGATTACAGGCACTTCTTGTTGGAATGCAGCCAACGATTTTAATAAATTCTTCATAGCGTTTTTTATTATTGCGTGCGTTACGGATGCGCACCCCCCGTTTTTTTAGTTGATTGTTTTTGTGTATTCGATGTTACGTTCAGTCAATTCTTTGAGTAACATTTGCTCTTGTAGGTTTAACATATGGCTACCAAAGTGGTGTTCGTATTTGAATATTCCGTTTTGCGTTAGCGTTACGTAACCTGTTGATGTAAAGGTTTCTACGTTAGTTCCTTTAGATGTTTCGTAAGTGTAAGTTGTTGTTGTCATAGCGTTGTTTTTTGAATTATTTATATGCAAATATAAACACTATTCTGATATAAACAACACACAAACCAAAAAAACTTAAATATTTTTTATCAAATCTTCCATCGGAAGCAGGATTCCCTTACTAGTATTAGAATCTCCACCTAAAATATCTCGCGAAGTTCCTACATATTTCCTACAAAGTTGCTTTAATTCGCTTGTTTCAATCAAAATACTTCGTGTTTTGCTAAACCAATATACCCACCATTTCGCTTGCGTTGTGCTGATTCCGCTTTTCTTACCTCTGCTTTCGTATTCTACAAATAGATTTCCTGTCTCATAACACTTAAAATCGCGTTTTACTTCGATTGTAGACGCTATTACCTCGCTCAGTAATGTTTCATACTCCTGACCTACTTTTAGGTCGTAACGGAAGTCGCTATTGTATTCCATCTTTTATCTTTTTTTTGTAGGTTTTTATCAATTCCTGTAGCTCACCGTTTGTGTACTTCCGTGTTTCGTTAGCACGTTGACTTAAAGCGTCTAATTTAGCCTCTCCGATGCGTTTTAAGAGACCTTCTCGGTAGTTCAGTAGGTTTCCGTGCTTGAACTGATTACAAGTGACGCATTGAGCGTGTACGTTATCTTCGTCAAATGTTACTGCTTTATGTCCTCCCATTGAGTAGAAATGTCCTGCGTCGTACTTTGAGCCGAGTTTTGAGCCACAACTGATGCAAGGTTGAGCTTTATCCCTGAGTCTGATGTACTGATTGAATACCTTTTGAGCTTCTTTTAGCCAATCTGAGTTCGTCTTTATGTCGTTCTTCATACGTATTTTAGTATGCTTCCACATCTTCTCTTTGGCTTCAGCTACAAAAGCACGGACACACTCGTCTTTTAGGCAATAACGATGCGCAAATCTTATCGGCTCAAACTTATCGTTACAATTTTTGCATCTTGGCATCAGGCATCAATTTTTTGAACCCATTGACGAAAGGCTAACTGCAAGTCCATTTGTTGATTGAATATCTCCTCAGCGTTAGCTTCATCAATTCTAAGAACGGCTCTATCTACCTTCTCAATTTCTTTCATCAGCATATTAGCTTTGTTCTTTAGTCCTTGACGGAAAACTCCGTTATCTCCTAAATCTTCAATAAAGTCTGCTAAAACAGGAAGCACCGCACATAGTGCTACTAAACGTTGTTCTTTTGTAATCATAATTGGTTTTCTATTTGGTTAAATTTTAATTGGTTTTCTAATTCGTGTTTTTGTCGTTGCAGCTCCATATTTCTATTAGCGAGAATCGTATTCTCTCGGCTTATTGATACTGCGTGTTCGTAAAGGTTTGTAAGAAACGAGATAGCCTCTAATAACTCCTCCTCGCTTTGCTCTGCGCCTTTGATGTAGTCAGTTGCTTCAGGTCTTGTTTTTAAGATGTTCTCTCTTGCGTTTTGGATTCGTTTTTTTATAGTCCAAAGGTTAGCACTTGTTTTGATTTTTTGTAGTCCGATGTCCATAGTTTAAATTTAAAGTCCGCAATATCCTGAATCGCAATCGTTGAAGTCTTCATCAAATAAATCCAACTGCAATTTATGGTTTTTTATTTTCTCGTAAGTAATTCCTTTCTTAAATGTGCATCCGTTTTTTTGCTCCATACGCATAAACCAATCAAACTGCTTTTCATCTCTTTGGCTCATATGCTTTAAAAAAATCTCTGAGCGGTGGAAGCATCCTACGCAGTTATTCTTGTAAGCAAATCTAACTTGTTTATCTTTCCAATAGTTCTCGATAGTGTCTTTGAATATTCCGTCTTCAATTAGTGGGAATCTTGCAGTCCTATACGGAAGTTCTTTCCATTTGTTACGTCCGTTTTTTTCTCCAATCTTAAACTTAAAACTTTCAATGCCGTCAATTGCTCGGTCAATCATTGTTTTAGCACGGCTCATTTCATTTGCTCTAAATCCTATTCGCATCTCAACAGGAAGTTCCGTGTTATCGTAGCACCATTGTGCAATTGGTTCAACTTTCATTTTTGACGTGCAGAATCTACGCATTAGGTTTGGTAGATACCCATTAGCTTTTTCAATTACATCATCAAAGGTTGTATCAGATAGCCAAATAATCTCTTGACCAATATACTGCTCTAAATCAAGCATTGTGTAAATAATCGTGTCCTCTTCAAGCGTTCCAATAAACTCGTGTCCAATTCTATCGCTTACAATTTGACGAATTTTAGCGTCAGGAAACAATACTCTTTTATCGTCAGTCCTTACCAATGAAAAGATATTGTAGTCAGCAGGATAATTCGCAGCGATGTAGCTTGACGTTTTACCTCCGCTTAGTGAGTTTACTGTTTTCATAATAAATTTTCATTTATGTAATTATCCATCTTATCGCATAACATTTTAAAATACCTATCTCTTTCAAAATAAGGCATTAAAGTAAGATAATAAATTTCATAAAATATGTTTTTAATTACTGTTTTCATTAGAAAGGTGTTTGATTAGACATTCTGCGGAGTTTCTCGCTTGTTGACATTAATTCTCCATCTTGTATCTGCTTTTGTATTTCTTTAGGTCGGTGTTTTTCTAAGGGGTCAACTCCGTTTATTTGAAAGCCTAATCCTGAGTTGAACATACAATAGACAGGTTCATTTAATGCGGTGTGCTTTCCGCCTGTTTCCATATCCTTAATCTTTTCTACTCCTACCCAAGTTACATACTTCATTGTTTCGTGTTTGATTAGCCTGTGAATTACAAACATATCATCGCAACGATTCAAAAAAGCCTTGCCTCCTTCGATTGCATCCTTTAATGGAGGCTTCAAATGTCCTTTGAAATCACCATCTTGATACAAATTACCGCTTCTTCCACTTTCAGAGTTTGGATGCGTGTTTATGTAGATTGTCATTCCTGTTTGGTTCACGAACTGCCTTGCTCGGTTCATAAACTCGTAGTTACCTGAAAAGCTCATCTCTCGGTCAAGTCCTGTAAATGGGTCTATCAATCCAACATTAGCTTCACTTTGCTTGAACAAATCTAAAATCTCGTCAGGTTTGTAGAGCTTTGAGTTATCAATGAATGTAAAGAACTGCTCCAAGTATGCCAAATCTCCGCTGATTTGAGAATGACTTAAAGTTGAAAAGTGCTTACCTCTGTACATTTGAATCATATCACGCAGGATTTGACCTTTCTGATTTTCTCCTGACCAAATACAGAATGTTAATCCGTGTTTTAGTGCAAGAGTTAGGAAGTACCAATTTATCCAATACGTTTTTCCAACGTTGTCGTGTCCTAAAATGATGTTTAGTTGCTTAGGCTTGAATCTTAAATGCTCATCTAAGAAGCAGTCAAGTCCAAGACCTTGTTTGATTTTACCATCTCTGACATCAAGTAAGTATTGTAGTGTGTCTCCGTGTTTACTTAGCATAGCGTTTATTTCAAGATTCCTAATCTACGAGCAAGAGCTGCTTCTTTACTTCCATCGTCTTTGTATGTGTCAGAAAATGCGTTTTTAGATAGCCATTTGGTAGCCGTCAAATATAACGAAACATATTTCTTGTTGCCTTTGTAATTTTCTATGGCATCCAATGTTTCATCGATTTGGTTTATACTGTACTTCTCAAGTAGCTTGTCAACCTCATCAACTGAAATAGACAGGTGAGCGAAGCTCCTATATATATCATTAACATTATCATTAACATTATCAGCTATTTTTGCTATCGGTTTTATGCGTTTGCTATCGTTTGCTATATTTTGCCATCTTTTGTTAGCTCCTGCCATACCTGCTTCACTTCTCTTAACTCGCTTTTCCTCAAATAGTTTCAGGTCTCGTTTTAACTGCTGCTTAATAGGCTCAAAAGCTATATTCACAATCAAGTCTTCACTCTCAGGATTCTCATCACTAACGTAAGCGTAAATGTGTTTAATTAACTTACCTGCAATCTCGTCAGGTAGTTTGTTAAATAAGTCCTTTTGGTCAACGTAAAGGATAAACGATTTTTTGTCTTTTGCCATCTGCAACATTTTAGCAATAAAAAAGCCCATTAAGTTTCGTGGTTGCAGCACTACTCCTCAATGAGCTTTCAATAATTTCTTAATTAGGTCTGCAACACCTATACAAATATAACTAACTAACCTGCATTTTGTTTCGATTGTTGAAAACTACTTTTAATATGATTAGCTATCTTTTCCCAATTCTCTTTACTTGGTAACTCTTTTGGTATTTGATGGTCGTATCTTCCTTCATTCAACCAACGTCTGATTCTGCGTAGTTTTTCTAAGTTGGTTGCTTTAGCAATATCGTCAAAGATATTTCGTCTTTGTCTCGTGAAGATTAATGGCTCAGACATTAGTTCCTGACAAGATTCAGTTATACCACGATACAATTTGTCGTTCTGTAACTCTTCGTGTTTTCGTATGGAGTGAATGACCGTTGCGTGATTGCGGTTAAACATTCTGCCTATCTGCGACAAAGTAAGTTGATTTGTGTTGTACAATGCCCAACATAGATAATGTCTTCTAAAGACGTAGAAATGCTCTCTGCTCTTTCCGTTGAGTTGCTCTGACTCGATGTATTCTTTTACTTGTTCTAAGTTCATAGCTTTTCAATTTCTTCTTTAATATCTTGTAGATATATAAATTTGTCAAATGCTTCGTTTAAATCTCCAGTAATAAATTCCCTTGCGAATTCAACTGCAATCAATGCACACCATTTGGCAGGCAAAGGATATTCTTCCCTACGCATTTTTTCATATAATTCTATTGCTTTTTCTTTTGCTGTCATAGTGGCTTTATTATAAATTTACCATCGTTAAATCTTCCTGTTTCGATTAAGTCCATCTTCTTCCAATAGCACAGACTCTTTGATGTGAATATCCACTCTTGGACTACTGCAAGTCCGACTTGGTATGTTAGTTTAAATCTCATAGCGTGTTTATTTTAATTTCGCAAATGCGGTTATATAAATCGTAATTAAAGTTTGTCCAAAAGCGCTCCATTCTTTGGCGTTTAAATGAACCATTCATCTTCGTTATCCCACTCGTCATACATTGTACATTCGTAGCAGAATTCGTGAAACAGGTCGCTTGCTCTTCTGAGTAGTTCGTCTTGGAGTTCTGTGATTTCTTTGATAGTTGGGTTAGTATGGAATTCGTTTGATTCCACTTTCCATTCATCCGTGTATTCATCGTATTCGTATTTAAGTTCGATTGTAGCTACTTTTTCATCCGTATCGAGGTCGTAGCATTCCACCTCTATTAATCGTGAGCCTAAGCTCTGCGAAATGTCCTGAAAATAATATTTATCTTCCATAAGTATAGCAATGTTCAGCGTATTTAGTATATGACTTACGTAGTTCGTAACTGCGCTTGCATTCCGTTTGGGTGTCCGTCTTTTTGACGTCTAATACTGGCATTGAATTAGTAGATGCTAACCAAATCATAAAGATTGTACCTGCGATGAATGTAACTACACCACCGAGAATCTGACGTTCATCTTGGTTGAGGTCAGTGAATAAGAATTTAATTGTTTTCATTTTCTTCAATTGTTTGTAATAATTCAAAAATTGTACCCCAAGCACCTGCTGCGTATCGGGTATGATTGTTTTCTGAGCCGTATATTGTTTTACATTCTTGCAAGTTTTTGTAAAAATAAGCCTCTTGGCTTTTGATAAGTTCGATGATTTGTTCTTTTGTCATATCGTTTAATTTATCCGATTTTAATTGGTTTGATTTGAGAGCCTGTCTCCATAACATCAATAAGAGCTTTTATGATTCGGTATGTATTCCCGTGAGTATCTTGATAGCTGCGTGTTTGCTTCCAAAATATGCTTGTTTTTGTTTCATCAGCCATATTAGCACAAATTACTTTAAGCTCCTCTAAAGATTGGTCTTTTAAATGTTTATTATAGCAATCTGTTTTCCAATATCTTACAACCTTTACATAAGGCATTACAACATCAAGTGTAATTTTTCCAATTTTGATTTGCTTTTCCATAGCGTTTTTTTTGTATTTGTGAATTAGTTATATGCAAATATATACACTCTTTCGTAATTATCAACAAAAAAGTTACATTTTTTTTAAAGTTTTTTTCGATTCCTTGATTTTACAAGGCTTTCAGGCGCAAATTTTTTTTCACATTAAACAAAAAAGCCCCCAATTAAGGAGGCTCTTACGCTATGAGTAGAATGGTTAGGTCAGCAAATATACTAAAATGTATGAACTAAACGAGCAACCTGACCAAATTCTTTGTGATGAATGAAGCCTTCGACTGCTTTAGGAACTCCTGTATATCCGTTTCTATGATGCCAAGAATCAGTTCCTGATGGACTTCTTAAAGATTCTACAGTAACACCGATGTAATCTTTTGACGTTTTATGATGAACGTGGTGCGTGTAAACATAGCGGTGTTTAGTCTGACTCCACTCTACAGGGAATTCAGTAGCCATCAATAGAGGTAAGTCTTGATGTTTTGCTCCATCTCCGTGAGTCGTTCCGATAAGGTTCTTTCCGTATTGGAAGCCTTTTCGATGTGCAATAGAACAGTCAAAAGATATGTTCTTAGCGTCTTTAAACCAAGTCTGAATAACGTCAGCAAGAAAGAAGCCGTGTGTATAATCGTGATTTGAGGGATTGAAAGTGAAATGTACATCAGCCACCCCAATGAGTTTTTCAAGAATTTCAACATATAGTTTTTTAGCTATTAGAAAATTAGAGTACCACATACCATCTGTGTCTTGTGGAGTTCCTGACGTAGTAGTCCGTCTTGGAGTATCGATGTGCAGAATGTCGTTTCCGCCTATAAATAGAATCTTGTCGATATGGAATCCACTTGCTTTATCTAAAATGCCTTGAACGCCTTCTAAGACACGTTGTACTGCTATTTGATTGTTGTATACTTCTCCTACTTCGAAAGCATCGCAGAGCTTACCTATATGTATGTCAGCAGGGTCTATGACTAATAAGTGTCCGTCTTTGCTTTGTGTCCGTGTTATCGTAGGGTATTTCGGTGCATAAACACGAATCTCATCTAATATACTAGCACGAATCTTCTCGTAGTTCTGCTCTTCCTGTTCCTTAAAGTTCGGATTTTTGAAGAACAATGAAGCCTTCTTAGATTTTAGCCAACCGTGTTTTACGTCAGCATCGTTTAAGCCCATCTCATTGGACTCTCTTTGAATTGCACGGTATTGAGAAACTATCTCAAATTCTTCTCGTGTAATTCTCGGTCTGAATTTACTCATAGTGTGTATTTAGCAAACTTCATCAGGTATCTCGCAAGGAATCCCATTCCAAAGCCTATTATAAATAACCAAAGATTCGGTTTTGCGTTTTTTTTCTTTTCAGTTTTCCACTTAATTACTTCAACTTTTTCAAGCATTTTAATGGTATCTCGTTTCAGTCTATACTCAATACGTGTCTCAAATCGCGTTTTAGGCACTTTAGAAGCCTTGTAACGCACGATTGTATCTTTTTGGACTAGTACCCTTTCCCAAGCAATAGAATCCCTTAAAACGTACGGAATTGAGTCAATAGAAGTTATTGTAATTGTGTCCGCAATAGTGTCGCATCTGTAACCCTTCTTAATTGCTTTACGCAAATGGTAGTTTGCCGAGCAAGAAGTTAATAAAAAAATAAGGGTATAGGCTGAAAGTTTTTTCATTTTGTAAGGCTTTAGGCTGAAATTTCAAAGTGCATCCAGTCGTAGTTCTTTTCTTTACCAAGTGAAATAAATCCGTGTTTGTAGAAGATTTCAATCATAGGAGCGTATTCAGGTCGAGCGAACCTTGCAGTCTTAGAAGTCTCCTTTAAAGTATTACGGGCAGGGTCTAAGTCGATAGCGATTCCCCAAGCGTGCTTACTCCAAGACGAACCGCCACGCATTTTACGAAAGTTAAAACAACCGCCGTAAAGGTCTATACCAAGCTCAACAATACGTTCATATCCATAGACCTCTAAAAGTTCATTAAACACGCTTAAAAACGCATCTGCGACATCCTTGTGGCAACGCATCTTTGTTACTTTAGAATTTGTATCCCAAGCAATACGCATTGGGTAGGGTAGGTTGATGGTTTTTAAATACGTTCCTTTTTCGTTAGGTTGTCCGTATTTCTGTAAGGCTTGTGCGGTTGTCAGCATAACTTGTATTTAAAGGTGCAAATGTCTTGTTTTTTGCGCAATTTAATGGACTTTATAAACCCCGCCAAAATTGACGGGGTAGATGCAATCAGTTAGCTACACTGTGCATCGAACTCTCCCAAGTGTGCATTGTTAAGAGGCGTGGAGGTACAGTTATTTCAATTCTTCTACTTGCTCTTTACTACGTTTAACAAAGGCTATAAACTTATCCCAAACATTGATACCTGTAACCGAAAAGTAACTCTCGTTAATTGACTTTACTTCCGTGAATACGCAGAAGGCAGTAAATGCTTTTGTCATTACCAAGTCAACTGAAATGAAGTAGCTCAATAAATCCGCTAAGACGAACTTCTCAAGCAAGTAAATAAATACTATCGCGCCTGAGTACAAAAGGCTCTTAGAAATCGTATTTGAAAGCCTACGAGAGCGAATAGATGCCCATCCGTTTTTTCGTACACTACGCCAAATACCAAAACACATATCAAGAATAATCGTAGCAACTGCCATCAGAACCATTGGCTTAACTGGAGCTAACACGGACACCATAGAAAGCAAGAGAAGAGATTTAGTTTTCATATTGATTTACGATGTGCCACGTTAGATAAAACCCATAAGCAGCTGCGATGAATTTATGATATAAGTGTTCGCCTTCAAAAATTAGCGATATGCACGCTGCATATCCCGTTACGAAGTACATTGAACCGATTGCGTCTTTATGCTTCACCTTTCAAGGCTTTTAATTCGTTGTACATAGCAAGTAACTCCGCCTCTTTTTGGGCTATGAGTTCCTCTTGCGTTGGTTCGTCTACTTCGATAAATTCAACGGCTACTAGTCCTTCGTCGTTGTAAATTTCATTTCTTATTAGTGGCATATTATTAAGTTAAGGCAATCCATACTCTAGGTGCTGTTCCAGTTAATTGTGTTGCGTATGTCCAAGTGGTAGGGGCAGAACCAAAAGTAACATTGTTTGTAAATTGTGTAGCCATTTGTCCACTGGCAGAGGTTGAAAACAATGGTACGAGTGAATTTGAGGATATGCCAGTTAATGTTATTGTACCGCTTGTATGCACTCCAAACCAATATGTAGTACCAGCTGTAAACGTAAATGATGTTACTGCTGTTTTTATTCCAGTTGTTGAACAATCTAAATTAGCGCTTTCGTAAAGTTTTGTATTTGGGAACCCGTTTAAATCGGAATAAATTAAAATTCTCGAATTTAAACCAACTCCAGAT